GACCTTCGCGGCGTTGTAGTAACTGCACCAGAGATCCGCCACATGACGGACCTGCTCATTGGCGAACCGAACGGCTTGCGGGTTCGTGATGTCGGGCATTTACAAATCCTCCACTGGTATAGAAGACATTTAACTCGCTCTAAAAAAGCCGGCCGCCGCGATCTGCGCCGTTATGTCAGAACCGTCAGGGGTCACGGCAAAGTCGTGGTACGTTAGAGGAATAATAGCAGAGTCGGCGGATGAGTTAGGGTCGTAAGCAATTACAAGAGCGCCAACGGCATTACCGGCAGCCGCCAACCACGCAATGTCCGGAATATCCACATCCATACGGTTGTTCCCATAATCGGGAGACAAAGCACTCAACTCGGTATCTGTCAAATATTTACGACCCATAGTCGTTTGTTCGTCAGTTGCTCCATCTAGTACCTCGGTTAGACTCACGCTATCTTCTAAGTTAGCTTGAGACTCAAGACCAGAAGATTGAAGCGGAATAATAACAAGCCGAGCTGTGGCAGGGTCGTTAGCCTGCACACGATTATAGTACTCGGCAACACGTCCTTTAGCTATAACAAAAACAAAGTTTGCCATTTATGGAGCCTCCACCCGAGAGTGTGCTTCCCTCAAATTGTCCACTGTGTCTTCTAGATTCTCTACCTGCACGAGCATGTCGTTCACGGTAGAACGCACGGCCGCCGTAATGTCTGGATGTTTGCCGAGCCAGTCAGCCAGCGTCGATACAACCTTTATAGTTGTGGCTATCAAACTAATGATAGTAAGGATGGACATGTTATGCTCCGGGTGGCCTACTACCAGTCGTAGCATCCTTCGCGGCTACGCCGAAGGCAATCAGAACGAATGAGAAGACAGTCTGAAGCCACTCTTTACCCGTGGTGGGAATCGTAAAGCCGGGTCCCGCTGCTTGATTGGCGATAGCACCGATGACTCCGAATACTGTCGTCCACCAGTTACGAACTGCTGTGTTCATTTGTCTCTCCCATTTTGTGACTGAATTGGGTAGCGCTTGACGCATTCGGTCTGGTCGATGTTGGACTTCGCTTCCTTGATGCAGGCCAGTAGGCCGGTGCGCGCCTGAATCGTCCGCTGCTCCTCCAGAATGTCCGCGATGCGGTTGAGGGTCTTGTTAGCCTGTGTTTGTGCTCTGTCTGTACTCTCTTGTAGTGCCTTGATCGCCTCCGCGTTCGACTTAGGGACGCTCCTGATGTAACCATAGTCGGCGGCGAGCCAGGCGAGCATGATGATAACGACGAGCGCCCATGGCCCGCCCTTGACGATGGCCTCGAACAACTTAAGCATGTAACTCATCACACTAAACCGTGCACTTTCTTGAAATTCTCAAAAGCTGCCTTGATCGAACGAAGCTGTCCCTCGACCTTCTGTGTTTCCTGTTCCAATGCCAGTTTACGATTTTCTGTCATCTTTACAAACTCTGCAAGATCGTCTTTAGCTTCTGCCAGACGATCACGTTCGGTGGTTACAGACTGACGCAGCGTGGACAGGCTGACGTCAAGGGTAGAGCGGTGTCGCTCTACTTCCTCGATCGCGGCCCGCTTTTTGCTCTCCAAGTCTGACGTAAGCATTGCAAGAGTTTGCTCTACGTCCACTCTTTGTTTTTCCAACTCTGGAAGTTCTACGGACACTTCCTGAAATCTCTTTATCACCTTGTCTACTTGCTTCAGGGCAACAGAAAACTGACTCCAGAGTGAAGATAGAGCACTCTGCTCCTGCTCCATCTTTCCTAGAACACTCAGAACCTCTGCGTCTGTTAGGTCTGGCATGGGTTAGTCCGTTGCATCATCGGTGATGTCAACCCAACCACCGTGTGCGGGGTATGTGGGACTCATGAAACGCTGGACGCGCACGGCGAGCGTCCCTGCAAATGTGCGTTCAGCGTGTGCATTCACCCACGTCTTGTCTGCTACTTTAGCCTTAGCCCGTGTCTCAGCAGCGGCAAACGTCGCAAAAGCGGCCATGTTATGGGACCTCCTCTGGAGCAACCGTAATCGCGTCAAGAACGGCTATAATTTCTGCCCCCTTAGCTACTATTGCGGGATAATTTGCGTTGAACACCATAAGTGTTTGAATCTCACCCAGCTTATTGCGAGCACTTCGTACCGATAAATACGTAGCAGCCGCCCAGTCACTCAAATCGGACACGTGACACCTCCTTCAGCAGGTGAAGCTAGAGTGAGCCAAAGTATTCACGAGTCCACCCGCTCATGCTCCGCACCTTGGCACGGAAGTCGGGTAGACGGTCCATTTCGTTTGTCAACTGCTGCATGACGCCTTTGTCACCGCCCGCGTTTCCGTTCCCATACGAAAAGTCTGTGCGTGGTCGGGCCTCAAAGAAGCGCCTCACGCTGCTACCGGGGCAACCACAGAGCACTATTCTATCCGAGCCCATGATGTGTGCGACCTGCATAGCAAAATAACCAGACAGGGCAAAAACCGGGCGCAAACTTGACCAGTTGTAGTCAACGAATGACCGACTGTCTACGGCATGGTACTTTGTGTGCTCACGGTCCTTCGGATGTAGCCAGCGCACGGCTTTCCACACTCCGAGATTGTCACTGTGCATAGACATCCAGTGGTCGAGCCGAGGCAGAAACATGCCTACATCGTTGACACCGAATATCACAGCGTTTGGATACTGTTGCAGAGCAGCAGAGAGTTCGTCAAAGACTCCCTCAGCGTTACCACAGACTATGGAGGGGCGGCCCTGTAGCGTCCCTATAAGTTCAGCGACAGGGCCGTCCCCTGCATAGCCACCGGCCTCCCACGAAGTTCCGTAGAGCCCCATAGAGGTCGCGTTCAACGTTGTCACTTGTTACGCACCCGGCACCACATAGAAGCAACCCTTGAACACCTTACCAACCGTGGGGTTTGCCCCCCGATACTCAGCCTTTACAATGGTGTCAGCCGTAGGCTTGTAGTTCTGACCAGCAAACGCGAGTTTACCAGCCCGCAGTCCACCCTCTGTCGCGATTGGCCCACCGGCGGCCGTGTACAACTCTGCGGCGATCAAGTAACGATCGTCGTCACCGGAGTCACCAAGTGACAACGTGCCGTTGGAGGTAGACGTACCCCAAAGATTCTCAGCAGAAAACTCCATACCAACGACCATACAGTTAGCAGGAAGAACACAGAGATTCACAGTGTCACGAACACCAGCGGACGCGCCACCCGTCTCACCAGACACAACAGTGTGCTGGAACGGAATGGGTACGACACGCCCGCCGTAGTCTCTAGCATCTCCCAGATACTTGTTTACATTTAGCTTCGTGTAAAGCGTCGAGTTCCTATTTGTAACTGTCATGACCTATCCTCCTAGGGCTGTTAGCCCCAGTTAAGTGTTAGTTCTCAAGAACGTTCAGCGCAACCACGCCACCTTCCCAGACGCGAACAGCGGCCTGCATCATGACGCTGCGCACCTGGATAGAGTTGTTGAGGTCAGCGCGCTCATTGATCATGGTCGTCATGTCACGACCAATAGCAAGGCCCATGCAACCACGGGCAAAGGCGACGCAAGTGCGCGTGGTGCTGGAAAGAGCGAGCATGTTCTGAAGAGTGGTGATGCTCGGATCAACAACGTCGGCAATCTCAATCCAGTTGAAACCTTCCCATGACAGACCATTGATCGTACCACGATCATGGATCTGGTTCTTGGTGAAATCCGAGGAGGCAGCCTGCGTGATAGCCATGATGTCACGAAGCTGGCCGGGCGAGTAAAGCATGATGCGCTCACCAGCACCATTAGGCGCGCCGGCCTTGGACAAAAGCTCGGCCGCGTTAATGATGTTGGCAAGGGTGATGGCGATGCCGGTACCGAGAATGCGAGACGTAGGCAGCGCCTGCGTACCGTAGGTAATGACACCACTACCAGCGGTCACGGCAGCAGTCTGGGCCGTGCCCGTCAGGGCGTCGATGACATGCTTGTCAGCACGCCGCCCGAGCGCGTAGACAATGGTGTTCGTGTATCCATTCTGCGGGTTTACCATCGAACGCAGTGTGTGCTCATCTGAGATGAGAACAGCAGCGTCACTACTCTGCAGTGTGACGGCACGCCGACTGTGTGCAGGATTAAGGATCTTGGTCTGTGCAAAGGGGCTGATAACGTCGTTGGCGATGACGTTACCAAGGCGCTCGAAGTGGTCAATCGGGGCACCAACACTACGATGGACCATACCCGGATCGAGAAGACCCTCTAGCAGAGAGCCCTTCTGCTGGTACGTCAGCAAGAGCTGGTCGTGGAATCGTGCTACCCATGTCTGGTCAACTGTGACGCTCATTTGTTAGTCCGCCTTTCACGTTCAAATGTAAGGGCGGCGGGCTTTCTCCACAATGGAGACCCATCCTTGCACGCCCGGCGTGCCATCGGCAGCTCGAAGAGCCAGACCCGCTGCGTGGCTTTCTGGCTCACTTCTTCTTTCCTTCCTGTCTCACATACTTCTCTATAACTTCATATGGCATCCCTACGAGTTTGGCAATCTCGTACACTTGCTTATTCTGTTTCGCCAATGTTTTAATAGCTTCCACGATACGTGGATGCTCTGTGTCTACGCCCTGATATTCCATTAGTGAGCTCCCTTAATCTTGCCAGCGTTTATACTGGCGTAGAAGACTTGTTTACCTTTCTTCGCACCATACTCTTTCGTCATGCTCGCCAAAATACTTTTACCCTTCTTGGTGAGAGGCATTTAACGAATCTCCACCTTCGCGTCACCATACGCTTTCTTGTAAAGTTCGTTTACATATTCCATAGTAGCGCGATCCTGTTGCCAATACAACTTATTTTTTGGGTTGTTGGGATTTGACATTATGTCGGAAACTTCTGTACGCACGGCTTCGGCAGTTGCAGCACCCGAGCCGCTTCCCGACATACCAGCTACAACACTAGAGTCTTGAGCGGCCAGTGGCGCTAGTCGTAGAAGAACAGACAAGAAACCAGGATGATTAGCAAGGCCCGTGCGCTCGAAGAACTCTAGCTCCTCGGGCGTCTTGAAAATGTTAGATGTAAGCCTTTTGACAAGTTCCACACGCTCGTCAAACTTGTCTCCATGCTCTGCTTTCAGCGCGGCCATCCCCTCCTCTACAGAAGTCTTGAGGGCGACGCCCGCGCCAGTCAATGCTTCCACATGCAGGGCCATTAACTCGGGCACAATAGCTTTTGGAACACCATATTTATGCAAGATGCCAGCGTACTTCGTGGCACGCTCATCGTCCCACTGTAGACCATCGGGTACTCCCTCGGGCTTTACGATGCCGTAGTCTGCGGGCGAGGCGGGTGGCGCCTCTAGCAGTCCATTCTTGTAGAGTGTCGGTAGATGTGTTTTCCGCCACTCCTGCACTCCCTCTGGGGCTACCTTGACAGGAATGCGAGCGCCAACTTCACGATGCGCATCGTAAGCGGTCTTTACAAATGTGGGGAAGTCTTTAGCTTCCCGCACAAAGGGAGTGTCACGCAGGGGCGTGGGCTTACCGTCTATGTCGACGGTCTGTTCTGGTGAAAGTTGCGCCAACAGAGTTTCATCTAATGACATGACCATTCTCCTCTACTACGGGGGAAACATACTTGTCAGTGTGTTCACCGATGTCTATGTTCTCGAGGATCTCTTGTACGACGCCCCTCCTAGCATTGTGTACAAGCGCCGCGTTTGGGTCTAGACCCTCGTATACTGTGTAGTAAACGTTATCTAGAAGATGTTGTAAAACAAGTTGACCGTGAGCCGTTGCGAAAGTAAGATGGTACGATTTAGTAAGGTCAGGGTCCATCTTTCTGGACCACTTCCCAACTAACCAAGCACGGAGAAGGCGCGTCACTGTTGCGGCCCTCCACCACCCTGCATCATTTTCATCAGAGGCGCAGCTTTTCCGGCCGCGCCCGCCGCCTGCTCTGCCTGTGCCAACGCGTTCTCTTGAACATTCTGCTTGTGTCTCTCCGCCCGGATAGCGGCGACTTCACGGTCGTTCCTCTGCCACTTTGAGGGTACGCCTCTGATGTCGAGAATGCCATTTACGGTTTTGTCAGGATCTATCCTGTCGAATACTGAGGGATCTTGCAAAGCTTGGTACAAGGGAGTCAGGTCTGTGACGGCCATAAGCAGGGCTTCGGCGTCACCAGCACGCTGCGCTTTCGCGATGGGATTCTGGAACTCTATGTCAATTTGGCCATCGGTCATGAAGACTTCGGGCGGCGGGGGCGAGAAAGCCCCGGCGTGCATTTGTAGATCGAATGTCACATCTATGATTCTGTGAAGGTACTCCCACTCCAGACGACCGTAGACAGGACCGAGCAAGCGGAACAGAAGCTCTATCTTTTTAGCAAACTCGAAAGCTGTCATCTCTGACTTCTCGACTTGCAGTAGTTGACGAATAGCGTCAACGTAGAAGATTTCACGAATACTTTTACGAAGCTCTTCTTCCTTCAACTGGCTAACTTCAGGGCGACTACCAGTTTCCCAGGGCATGATCACGTCACGGATGGGCATACCGTGGGTGTTCACAGTAGTGGGACCAGAAGGGACTAGTCGCAGAGTGCCAAATACACTGTCGGAGCGTACAATGACGGGCGGCCTAATTTTCAACGCCCAGTCTTCAAGACCCATTCTCTTAGCTGTATTCAAGGTCCAAGTGTCAGGAAAGGCAAGGTCGCCCCGACCCCGACCGTACACCTCGCCCGGCGTCTTGTGATACCGTGGAACAGCTGCAGGAAACGTTGTGTAACCACTCTCAAATACTACGTGCTTAGAGTCAAGCTCGATCCAGACAGAAGCCCACGGCATACCCTTGGCACCAGAGGTCTGCTCCCTTCGCGGGCGCGGGTAGATAGCGTGAACGAATTTGAATTTCTTGTCAATGTTACCTTCACGCACGGCATTTGAAATTGCCTCAGGCAGGTCGGTCCACAAGTCTGCTGCGACGCGGGCCGTCAACTCGAACTCTCTAAAAGCAGTGTCTACTAGACCGTCTGCGCCTTCCTCGATCACGAACCTACCTGTCTTTTCAGCGTGGAAGTAGAAACCACGAAAACCGGACATCGTTCTATTAACAGGCTGTGGGGCCTCCTCTGCCATGAGAAAACCGGTACCAAAACCACCGTAGTCAATGAGGGACTCGGGACCTTCAGCGTAGAAGAGGGAAGCACTCAAATGCTTCAGGGTGCGGTCACGGCACTCTTCCAACCACTCTCTTACAGTGTCGGACGCTCCAGCGTCTGGATCACGCATTCTGTAGCCGAACCACTGTTGTGATGGATTGATGATGTGTCCAGCTATAAACATGGCCATTGTCTCGGCCGCCATCATCGTAGTCGAATCATATACGCCAGATGTCTGCTTCGCGCCGGGCGTATTCTGTCCTGTGATGCCGACGCGGGAAGGGGCAAGGTAGGGAGCCATAGACTCCCAGCGAGAGTCGAACGTAGCGCGTTCACCCTTCTTCTTCATGTAACGTTTCACAACTTCTGGGCCGTTTGCTGGCACTTTAACTCCCTAGTGTCTCTTTCAGGGCCGCCGCTCCGTCAGACATCATACTAGAACTGAGAATCGTACTCTTGAAGCCACGAGCTATTTTTCGGCGGCGTGCAGCTTCGGCAGCGGCCTGCTGCACCGCCGGGTCTTCCTCTTTAGGAGGGGGAGGGGGAATTGACGGAGTCGGTGGGCGGGCACCGCCGAAGGCCATAGTTAGTACCCTCCTGTTAAGGACTTACTAAAAATATTTTCTCCGCGTGGGTCAAACTCACTCTCCACCTTAATATCTTCTAACTTATGATCCAAGAAATACATACCCTCTTCCCACCCCACCATCCCCGTACGCATGCTATCTGCCGGATGGGAATATTTATCATGCACCGGCTCGCCAGAATAATCACCTTTCTGTTCATCCCACGCCCTACGGTATCCTGCCAAACCATCCAACCCCGAAGGAATTAATGGACTTTGAGACGTTCCACACTTATCTTCGTCAAAGGTAAAACGTGAAAACATCCTGCGTACCGTATCTATCCCCGCCTGAACGGACATTTTGTCCGCAATCTTAACATTTCTGCATACAGTATCCCTCAGAAACTCCTCTGTTGATTGTGCGGCGGTATACCCCTTGACACGGGCATCATGCGGAAGTACCATTTTTCCGTACAAATATTGCTTTTCACGACACACCTTAGCATAGTGATCCGCCCCTTGTCGTATGTTGGCATAGTAGTCTATAAATCGAATTTCAGACCCCAACATTTGATAAAACCAGATGGCCGTGGCATCCGTCCTGCCAATATCCCACATAGTCCCCACGGGTTTGCCCGTAACGTACGGCATCCGGCCTATCCTTCCGTCCTTTCGGGCCAGCTTGACAAGATCCCCATATATGGTGCCATGTAGAAACCCTTCATATGAACAATAATACTCCTGCTGTATAATTTCCTCGGCCACACCACGCTCTCGAAGTGTTTGTATCTGTGATTGGGTGATTACAGGCTCTCCGCTCTCCCCCTCCGCGTCACGGTAGGTATCCTCCACCGTCAGTAGCTGCTCAAACCACGACGAATCTTTTCTTGCCGCCATGTGCAGCAGGTAGGCATGATCCTTTCCCTTCGGGGTAAAATTAAATCCCGCCCATCCCCCGTTTTCTAGTAACACCGGCTCCAGGATGGACGACCACGCTTCAGGGTTTTGATCACTATACTCCGAAAATACCACACCTGCCGCATTAATCCCTCTAATGTTCTCGAGGGATTCCTTATCCGTCCCCATTATCTGAAAAACAGAACCCACATACTTCATCCCACCCTTCCCATCTGGGATCGGCTGGGGCTTCTGATGTGGCATGGGGCGTAGCGTGATCTGCATCTCCGTTTCCGAGCTTTCCATTACTAGTTCCGGTGGAAAATGTGCCCGGAACGGCAGTCCACCAGAATCCGGAGAAGATTTTGCGTCCCACAGGTCCCGTCTCCCTTGCGTCAGTTTTGGGAAAATATCTAGATATGTACCGCAGAAGGGCTTAAGAATCATAGATTTAATAATCTGTTGCAACCACGTCTTGTCTTTCCCCGCTCTTCGGTGCCACACCGTAATACCCCTAATACACCCGTTGTCCATCGCCTGCATCATTGGTTTTTGATACGAACGGGGATTAAAATTATGCGGGACCACAATACGACGCGCTTCGGGTTCTAGTTGGGATGTCCGTATTGCATCCGTCTTTGTGGATCTGCTCATTGTCCGTGCACCCTCACCAGGGTCTTGTCTCCATTAACACCCATCGTGATTACTTCTACCGTAAAGGGTACCCCACTTCCGCCCTCACGCACAGCATACATGCCAGGAATCATCTTAAATATACGGTCTGCTGCCTCCATTCTAGTACCGTGGTCCACATATGCGCGTTCGTCCGATATTTGTCCTTCGCTCGTGGCAATTACAACTTTCTTCGCATTCAGCGCCTCTCGCGTGCGCCTCATTGCCAATCGTAGATCGGAGGGTTCAAAGCCTGCTGCCTCCAGCACCGCTCGCATCATTGACTTCTTGTGTACCTCCATTATGTCGGGTTTTGGATTCATACCCCCCACTCCAATGGTTGTAGATGATCGTGGTCCCCTTCACGAATTAATTTCAATCCAAGACGACGGGCACGTGCTTCTGCAACATCCGCAACCGGAGAATCATACACCACATCCGCCCCCAGACCAAATATATGTGCGGAGTGTAACACCCCACCAACCTTCTTATTGTGTACTTCAGAACGGATACTGGATGTGGTGCTAGCACCCATCAAACTACAATAAACAAAAAGGGCATCGTAAAACTCGGCACGAGTCATGGGTTCAAAATACCAAAAAGTTGGAAAAATGTACTGTCAAAAGGGACAACCCCGCGCTTCCCCTTGGATATATGCTTCAAACCCCTCTCCCACCCTTGGTTGGCACGGGTCTTGCAACCATACCCCCGGTTGTGTGTGTTTGTGTTCACATACCCCGTGTTAGTGTGCACGCATCCAGTCTACACCAGCGCAGCCGGTCTTGTCAAGTGAGCCAATAACACGCCGTGAAGTAGCACGTTGCGCGTATCTTTGCCAATCGAACTCCACGTGACGCAAGAGCCTGCCAACACACTGTAGCGGGTGCGCGGGATGCGTAGCGGGTCGCGTAGCGGGTGTTGCTCGAACGCGTGTAGCGGGCGTAGCGTATCTTTTCTTTTTCCTCTCTCGAGAGAGAGAGAGAGAGAGAGAGAGAGAGAGAGAGAGAGAGAGAGAGAGAGAGGACCTGCTGTGCGTACGCTACGTGCGCTACACCCAATACGCGCTGGTTGCAAGCCTCGTGCCACAAACCCGATTCGGGCGGCCTGCCCGAATTCGTCATCGGGCAGCCTGCCCGATGATGCGCTGCGCCGCACAATGCGTCAACGACCGGTGGTGGTCGTCGCCGCTCCGACCACAATCGGTGGTACCGCTCCTGACGCGCCGCGTTATGGCATTCGACTTGCAGGTTTGTTGGCCAGCCGCACTTCGCGGCGACCGACGCTCTCCCGGTTTAGGGGAGCATAGAGAGGAGACAGGCAATGTTCAACGTCAAGGCAGAGGTGAAGGGCAACGTGTTGACGCTCACGGTCGACCTGAGCAAGCGTGGTGGTCCAAGCAAGTCGGGCAAGACTACGCTCGTGGCCAGCACGAATGGTACGCAGACGCTCCCCGACGGCAGCAAGTACGGCCTGAACGTTTTTACCAGCAACTAACCCAACACGCGCGGGGTACGTGCCAACACGGACGTACCCCGCACAAGGAGGTGCATCTGGCCATGGCCTACGCGTCCGGAAACCCACGGACCAAGAAGCAACTTCGCGAGCAGGTGCTGTCGGGAAAGGCAGTGTTTGTGTTTTGGCCCGGTCTAGGGGGGCCGTCGCCGGACCACATCGAGTATCTCGAAGGTCCCCACTATCCTGAAACCCATCGTTGGTGCGCCCGTGTGAAGACCGATAACAACCACCGGATCACGGAGGTATTAAGGTGAAGCTTCTTTTTCATCGCGTGGTATTTGTGAAACCGGGCTTGCGTGGTCATTGGCTCGTGACCGACAAGAATGGGCTTGTGGCCGCGATCACGCAGATAGGAGACGAATACACGGTGAGTTTCTCGGACAAGCGACCTGAACAGATTTATCTTTCCTTCTTGAGGGCCAAAAAGGCCGTGGAGAAAGTTTATGCTTAACTTTCGCAACCTAACGCCCAAGGAAGAGGAAGAGTTCCGAAAATATGCTAGGGAGAATGAGCCGGACATGGAAAAGTGGGCGTTATACCACCCGGTGTGTCGCAGGGAGTGGATCAAGATTGGATTGGATAAGTTCATGAAGGACGAGTCATGAGGGTGGACCACGGCGATCATCGGCATGACGTATACTTGCTGGATTCCGGTACCATGGACACAGAGGTTGAGGTGGATAATAAGACGTTCACGTATCTGGAGGCGGACAGGTGCAGAGACGGACAGGTGAAGGCGTCTTGGTTGCGTTGGGTGGCCGAAGACGTCTGTGACAATGGCCTACTGGAAAATGAGGAGGAGGGTTGACGCAGTATTGACCCGAGCCTTGCGCCGTGTTATAATCGGCGCGGGGCTCAGAGAGGAGACGTGATTGAACGCTTTGACGCACGGAATCATCGACGGGTCCACAAATAATCAAAAAGTTCGCCGGGCCTTGAAAAGTATGTTGGTGGCCCACCGTTCGGGCGCCCCACAGGATCGGGAACTCGCCATGGTAATGTACCGGGCGATGACCGGTGGGGAAATTGGGGAATTTAACCGACTTAGGGCGCGGGTCCTCGCCTTGGTCAGCAATCGAGAGGAGAATCGCGACATGCCGGAACCCATGGAAGAGAAGGAAAAGGTAGAGTTGATTAAAAGGACGGAGAAGCACCTCAAGAAGGCCAAGAAGAAGGCCAAGAAGGAGAAAGGACCGGAAATTAAGCATGACTGGACGGACAAGAAGGACCGGGGTATGCGGGTCTTTACGCCGCACGGAGTGGCTGTAATCCGTGGGTACGACGCCAAGACCAAACATTATCTTGTGGAAGTAGAGGGATCGGAGGAGAAGAAGGTCTGCTCCGAAGGATCGGTACGCTTCAAGGCGTTCAAAGAGGAATATAGGGAGAATTATGTGGTGGACAAGTCCGTGAAGACCCCTTCCGGCGCTTATGCCATCAGCAACGCCGACAAGGTGGCCAAAGCGTTAAACGGTCTAAACGTGGAGCAGTGTGCACAGGTTGCTGCAGCTGCCGGTATCTCGGGGCGATTCGACAAGTGGTCAGAACGCAACCCCGGTATGCAGCGCATGAACCTGGGCAACGTGATGCGGGCGATGTTGGAGAGGGATGAAGATGAAGCAGCAGCAGAGAAGGGCCTGAGGGTGGGGGCGGGGATGCCCCGCAAGGAGGCCCCGAAGGTCAAGCTCAAGGTGGTTAAGAGGGCCAAGAAGAAGGCCAAGGCCGAGTAGTAGTTATGTCAGCCCGTCCCAGCCTGATCACGCGGCTGGGACGGGCATACCAGAGAGGAGACTTCGAGATGATCCGCGAGACGTTCAGAAAGATTGTAGAGGCATTCAGGTCCAAGAAGGTAGTCTCGGCACCTCCCAAATCGTTCGAGGTGCCGTTCGACAGAACCCTGTTGGATCAGCAGGGAGCACCCAGCATGCGGAGTAATTTCATCTCCACCAAGGAGAAGAAGCGCCGCCGTTCCCGCAACGCTATGCAGAAGGCGTCCCGAATGGAGAACCGGACATGAACTGGAAGCCATGCATCATTATGACGGTCATCTTTCTCGTGTTTATTTTTTCTTTTTTCTTGGGTGTGTTGGTGGCACCGCCCACACAAACGTTCGTGATTTCTGCGGAAAAGGTGCAGGAACCCTAAAACCCTAATGTCACGATTCGGAGATAATTGACGGTTTCCGGCGGTAGGGCGATAAAGTAGGTGTGGGGGCGTACTTTGACGAGCCTGCGGGGAAGCTTCTCATTTGCGACTATGTGCTTGATTCTGGAAACGGATCGAAAGCACAGATGGGCGGCTTCCTCGTAGGTATAAAATGGCTCAAGCCCACCAAGAGCGAAAGAAGGTTCTGGTTTCGGCAGGTTGGGGCGCTCTACTCCCCGTACAAATACCTTTTTTCTGGCCATACCACCAGTCTAACACGTATGCGGCGTGCTGTCGAGATATTCGGAACCCGATAGCGGGCCGCTTGGAGCGGCCTTGCGCTGCGCCGAGCGCCGTGGTATCCTCGGCGCAGATGGGGCGCAGAGAGGAGCCGGGTTGAGCCGAGTCTTCGTGGTACAGAATAACGGGCGGTATTCCTTCAAAAAAGCGGAGAGGTATGGAAATCTTGTTTCCCTTATAGAAAGAGACGTCTTTCCGGACGATGCGCAAGAAAGAGTAGCTACGATTCAAAACATCATGAAGGCAAAACTAGTGTCTTTTAACCCTGCCAAGGACTTTCTTCTTTTGGTAGGAGACCCAGTGGCGATAGCAGTAGCAGTACTGGTGTTGTCGTGTTATACACTACAGTTTAACTGTCTTAAGTACGATAGAGAAAACAAGGAATATTACGAAGTAAGACTTGAAATATAAGAGAGGAGACCATGACGACTTCTAAGGGGATGGCAACTTGGTGCTTGGACTGTGAGGTGGTTTATCAGCTTGCACCCGTGTGTCCCACGTGTGGGCAGGACTCTGGTGCTCCTATTGAAGGTTCATGGTGGAGGAAATGGCAAATAAAACATAGAAAAGAAATTGCGAAAAAGAAGCCAAACAAAGAGAGGAGACGGAAATGAAGACCACCACCGTCCTGAGTGGGCTTAATGAGATCATCAAAAGTTTAACGGACAAGGCAGATGAGGCCCGAAAGGAGGGTGCTGCCGGACCAGAGGTAGCTCGATTGTTTGTAGAAGTAAGATCCTTCTATGATTTATTGGGAGCCGCAAGTAGTGAGCTTTCCCGCCTGAAGGAAAAGATGGCTTATGAGGATGTACCGGCGTGCTTCGAGCGTGAAGGTGTGACGACTTATACCTTAAAGGAAGGGTATCGGGTCACGACAAGCGCGTTGGTGCGGGCTTCCTGTAAGGACATGGAAGAGGCCATCAAGTGGATGAAGTCTCACAATCTTGAGGGTATCGTGAAGGAGACCATCAACGCCAGTACCCTCGCGGCGTTAGCCAAGGGGGAAATGGCAGAAGGGAGAGAGCTACCGGACGACATTTTCAACGTGCACGTGGGGATGAACACGTCAATCACCAAGATCGGGGGTAGGTAATGGCCGAGCCGTTTGGGGGCAAAATGATTGCGTTCAAGGGAAGGAAAGAAACGGTGGAGGATGTTTTCGGAAAGGAAGACATCGGGCCATCCGAGATGACCAAGTTGCTCTGGGCCTATGTCAAGGCAAAAGGACTCATGAAGTAAATTCCAACACAGAGAGGAGACATCATGGCCAAGTCAACAAAGTTGGCAAAGTTGCCGGATCAGGCAGTCACCACGCACATTCCGGCCCATATGCGGGAATATGCGGGGGCTGGACTGGAGAAGATTCAGGCATCGGATCTGGAGGTGCCCCGGATTAAGCTACTCCAGGCCCTTTCTCCTGAGTTGCAAGAGCAAAACGATGCTAAGCCGTCGCATTTTTGGCACTCCGTGGGTGATGTGGACCTCGGCAAGCTGCTCCGCATCGTGCCAGTATATGTTGATCAGTCCTTCATTCTGTGGAGGCCCCGCAAGTCGGGAGGGGGCATTCTCGCACGCGCCGCGGATGGAATTCACTGGTCCCCGGACCACGGAGAGTTCCAGGTGTTGTTGGATGACAATAAGACCAAGGTAACTTGGAAGTTGGCAAAGACCGTATCTGGGTCCGGTCTGGCGGAGTGGGGCACCATGGACCCATCGGACCCTAACTCACCACCAGCCGCAACTAGGATGTATAATATTGTGGCTCTAATGCCCGATCAGGACGCCGCGCTGAGCCCTGCGGTCATCACCCTACAGCGTTCAGCCATCGGGGTGGCGAGAAAGTTTCTTGGTAAGTTGAAATTGAGTCAGGCCCCTTCATTTGGGACCTATTATCAGATGGAATCGGTCAAGGATCAGAACAATCAAAATCAGGAGTTTTTTAACTACAAGTTTACAATGGCGGGATTTGTGGAGGATAAGGGAGAATTTGAACGGTACAAGGATACGTACGAAGCTTTTAAGAAGATGGGTTTAAAGATTAAGGATATTGAAGGGCTGCAAGGGGACGACCCGGCAGACAACAAGAAGTTTTAATTCCATGATGTGGGGCGCAGAGGACAGGTCGACTGGAGAAAAGCTGGAACTAACTCTGTGCACAGAGCATAGCTTTCACCACCTCTCCCTCTTCCCAAAGAACCGCTGCGCCCCACTCAGGAGATTTTAATGTCACTAACCCTCGATCAAGAAGATCACTTAATGGGTATACTTGGAAATGGGAGTTATGGTAAGTTGACTGAATGGGAAAATAATTTCTTGGCCAGTGTTGCCAGTGATTATGAGATAAAAGGAGTCGACATATGGATATCTCCAAAAATGTGGGTGATTTTAGAGCGCATCGAATCCAAACAGAAGAGATAGCCTTTGTTTTTGCATGTGTATGTGTGATGTTAATGGCCTTCTTTTTTATGGCTACACACCCTATGGGTGTAGTTTTGCGGTGCCGAGATGCTATTAATAGTCTTAAGTTACCATGATCACACCAGTCTTTATGGGGACATTTGTCATTATCATCGGCGTCCTCTCCACCATCGTCAGTCTATTTCTTGTTCTGCTCGGTATCGCCATGTTAACGGGTCGACTATGAGGCAGACTCCTACAAGGAGAGAAGATATGACAAACACCTCAAAAGCGCTGGCGAACTGCACATGCCCGCAACCGACATTTACCTATCAAGTCCCCTCGCCCGCGCATCCGTTTGGTAGCGTGAGCGCGGAGGGCTTGCCGACG